GGTGGAGCGCAAGTTTCAGGGCTAGGTTTTAAAGGAATTTTTTAACATAAATGTCATATTTACAGAGCAACATTCCTTACTTTAAGGCATGGGTTCGCCGTGAGTACACTCATAACCATGAGAAATATCACGGCGAATTTTTACATGCGATGGTCATAGCTGTAACAAGTATGCCAAACAGATCGTTAAGTTTTCAAGTAATCTTTACGGGTTGTGAGGCTGAAGACGAGGCTGAAGATACTGTTCACGGTGGAGCGATGTGGGCACGTATGCCTCTTACTGCTTTGGTTGCAGACATTCCGTTGTCTGAGTGGCCTACACCAATGGCAACACATGATGCTCAACCCTGGGACTGTGCTTCTCACCATCATGCAGTGTATGTTTTGGATAGAGCTACGCCGTGCCCATGGATGGCAAAAATTAATGGACAGTTTTTCCCTGCAAGGTACTTGTTCACGGTGGACTACACCGATTCGGAAATAGCGGATGATCCTGCGCAGCATAAACAGAGCCATGTTTTGCAGTTGTTAGATGCGGGAGAGTGGACAGGTAANATNGTNGCNNTNCCAAACAATCGAGTNCGTGTAACGCANCCTGCTTGGTTTGCNCTAGGTGAGGGTGCCCCAGACTTCAGACCGTCACAACATATACACTATTCAAAAAGTGATTTAGACTATACACTAGACGTGAATAGAGTGTTTGATAATCTTTATAACGAGGACGATACCAATGGATAATAAAAAACAGATACCTGAAGGACCAAAGGGAAAGGGTTTAAGAGCTTTGAAAGCAAAGGCTCCAGAAGTCGCGGCTCGTATGGGTTATAAAAAGGGTGGCTGCGTTATGGTGAAGACTAATCAAAGCCCACATATGAGTTAATGTTATGACAACATCAGGATCAAGAGACTTTAACCTCGATGTCGCGGAAATAATTGAGGAAGCTTATGAGCGTTGTGGCATAGAAGTTCGCACAGGCTATGAGGCTAGGACCGCGCGTCGATCTTTAAATCTAATGTTTGCTGAATGGGCCAACCGGGGTTTAAATCTTTGGACGGTCAATCAAGCTACGATAGACCTTGTTCAAGGCACGTCCGAATACACACTATCAAGTGATGTTGTGGATTCTCTTGAAGTAGTTCTTAGAAGAAGTGGCACTGATTTTGAGGTTCAACGCATTAGTCGTGGGGACTACGTCACACTCCCTAACAAAACAACACAAGGTCGTCCAAGCCAGTATTACTTGGACAGGCAAATCTCCCCAAAATTAAATTTGTGGGCTGTGCCTGAAAACTCTACGGATCAAATCATTTATTACTATGTCCGTAGGATCGAGGATGCAGATGCATTGGTCAACACTACTGACATGCCTTTCCGTTTTTATCCCTGCATGGTAGCGGGGTTGTCTTATTATATAGCGATGAAACGTGCCCCAGACCGTATTCAAATGTTAAAGACGGTCTATGAGGAGGAGTTCCAACGTGCAGCGGACGAGGATCAGGGTCGTACTCCTTTGAAGCTTCAACCTAGTCTTAGTTACTTGAGGGTCTAATGGCTTATGCAAGCGGTAAAAATGCCTATGGTATTTCTGATCGGTCAGGGCGCAGATACCGTTTGCATGAAATGAAAACCGAATGGACTGGGGCAAAGGTTGGCCCTGATGAGTTTGATACTAAACATCCACAGTTGTTTCCTCCTAAAGCTTTTCCAGACCCCCAGGCTTTACGTGACCCTAGACCTGAGTCAAATTTATTAGAACAGAGGGCCGTGCAACATGGTTTTAATCCCGTAGGATTTCAGTCTATTGAAGGTTTATCGCCACCGAATAATTTAGTTGCTACAGGTTCTGTGGGCACAGTTACAGTGAGTACATCATGAGCTTTACATATACCACGTTGAAACAAGCCATACAGGATTACACTCAAAATGACGAAACAATTTTTTTGAGTCAGATTCCTTTGTTCATAGAACTTTCTGAGGAACGTATTTTAAAGAATGTACAATTAAGTTTGTTTCGCAGAAATGTATCTGGATCGTTTTCGTCTTCAAATAAATTTTTATCTGTTCCTAGTGACTTTCTCGCTCCAATGTCTTTGTCTTTTACAAATTCTGACAGTGAGTCTGTGTTCCTAGAGTTTAAGGATGCGGACTTTATTCAGTCTTACAATCCAAACCCTGCTACTACGGGGGTTCCTCGGTATTATGCTGTTTTTGACGTAGACAATTTTATTGTAAGTCCAACGCCCAATAGTAGCTTTAGTGCGGAATTACACTATTTGTATAGACCTTTGAGCTTAACACAAAGCAGCTACACTCTAACTCTTACAAGTGTTTCTGGGACTTTTACAGCAAGTGATACGATTACAGGTGGCACTAGCGGAATGAGTAGCGGTGTTGACAGTGTGCCATCCTCTACCACTCTGACGGTAGTAATTCCAAGCAGCAACTATACTGTAGGCGAGACAATTACGGCTAGTCCAAGTGGTGCAACAGCTACCATCTCTGCAATTGGAGCAGATACAACGGTGAGTTGGTTATCTGAAAATGCAAAGATGGTTCTTCTGTATGGGAGTTTGATTGAGGCTTATGTCTTTATGAAAGGCGAACAGGACATGCAAGCTCTGTATGAAAAACGTTATTCTGAAGCATTGGTTGGGTTGAAGATGTTAGGTGAGGCAAAAGAAACAACGGATGATTACATGAGCGGGAAGGTTAGAAGGCAGAAGCAATGAACAGTATGTCTTTTGGCGTTAGTATGTCTAATGATTTTAAGGTGGATGTTACTACGACTAACAACCGTGGAGCAACGCCTGAAGAGGTCGCGCATCGTTGTACTAATAAGATAGTGGGTATTTCTGAGAATGCTCATCCTGCTATTCGTGAACAAGCAGCGGAATACAGAGAGTCGATAGAAAGAATAATCGCGATATATATGCGACAGGCTATCCAAAGTGATCGAACTACGGTATATAATGCAATTAAAGACGCAGGCCATCCTGAGTTGGCTGAGTATATAAGGAAAATGTAAATGGCTTTTAGTGGAAACTTCTTGTGTACGTCTTTCAAAAAAGAATTGATGACGGGTACACACAACTTCACCGCGACTAGCGGCAACACGTTTAACATAGCATTGTATGATAACAGTGCTAGTTTCACCGCAGCAACAACAGCGTACACTACCTCGAACGAGATTAGTGGAACCAACTACAGTGCGAAGGGTCAGGCTCTTAACCCCGTAACGCCTACAACTAGCGGAACAACGGCACTTGTAGATTTTGCGGATGAGGTGTTTTCCAACGTGACTATATCGGCGGTGCGTGGGGCGTTAATATTTAACGACTCAGCATCAGGTGATCCCACGGTAGCGGTATTGGACTTTGGCGCGGACAAAGCTGCCAGTTCAGGTGATTTCACCATTGTATTTCCCACAGCAGATGCTTCGAATGCGATTATTAGGATAGCCTAATGTCTAGCGTCATCGTTGCACTTCATGGGTGGAATAGCTCTACCAGAGGGTGGAATGAAGGCGCGTGGAACTCAGAGGTTGCACTTCCCGGATCTACGGGTGCGGTAGGTTCCTCTACGGTTACGGGCGATGCTAATGTCACGGTTACAGGTGTTGGCGGCACGGGCGCGGTAGGTTCTGTGACCGTGACGGGTTTTGCTAACGTTTCCGTTACAGGCGTAAATGGTACAGGCGCGGTAGGCACCACAACAGTTACTGGTTTTGCTAACGTTACGGTTACGGGCGTAAGCGGAACGGGTAGTATTGGATCGACAACGATTACTGGAGACGCTAATGTTTCGGTAACGGGTGTGTCTGCTACGGGTGAAATAGGCGAACTTGAACAACCTTGGGGGTTAATTATACCCTCTCAGACATCGAATTTTACGGGCATAAGCCCCTCGCAAACACCGTCATGGACGGACATTGCAGCATAGATAGGATAGAACAATGGCAAGCGTATATACGAATGACCTAAGATTAGAAGAGATTGGTTCTGGCGAACAGTCAGGAACATGGGGTGATACAACAAACACCAACTTGGAGCTTATAGCTGAAGCGTTTAGTTTTGGCACAGAGACGATTACAACAAACGCGGATACGCATACTACGACAATAGCAGATGGAGCTACGGACCCCGGTAGGTCAATGTTCTTGAAGTACACGGGTACTTTGGACAGTGCCTGTACGATTACGATAGCTCCTAATACTGTTAGTAAGATGTGGTTTATTGAGAACGGCACATCTGGTTCACAGAATATTATTATATCTCAAGGATCAGGTGCAAATATCACGATTCCACCGGGCGATACAAAGGCCATTTATTCAGATGGCGCGGGGTCTGGTGCGGCAATGGTTGACGCCTTTGCGTCTTTGAATGTGGTTGANCTAAAGGTTCAAGATGATCTGACTGTTACGGATGATGCTGCAATCGGTGGATTGGCTACCGTTGGTGGAACGCTTGGTGTAACAGGAATTGCTACCTTTACTGACGATATAATTATAGGTGACGGAAAGACTATTGGTTCTGCTTCAGATGTAGATGCGATGACTATAGCTGCCAATGGACAAGTTACATTTACACAAACACTTATAGGTACAGCACTAGATATTAGTGGTGACATAGATGTAGACGGTACAACAAACCTAGATGTTGTTGATATAGATGGTGCTGTTGATATGGCATCTACATTGCAAGTTGACGGTGCTATCACATCTTCTGCTGGTGCAACAATTACAGTAACAGATAACTCAGACACACTTACCCTTGTTAGTACAGATGCTGATGCAAATGCTGGCCCAGTTCTTAATTTGTTCAGAAACAGTGCAAGCCCAGCAGATAATGATGCAGTTGGTAAAATTGTTTTTAAAGGCGAT